TAGCAAAACGAGTTCCTACACCAGCATGTGCTGGATGAGAAGCAACTCGAGCAGAATCTACAGTTAAGTCTGATAACACGGATGCTGTGTCTGTTAGAACATCTCCTTCTGAAAATTCTATAACACCAGTTTGCGATGAAATTGTTAGCGCATTTTGATTCGCATCAATATAAGTACCGAATAATGTTCTCTTATTATTAGAGTCTACATAATCTGCATAATGACTAACCTTGAAAAGATATCCAGCTGTCTGACCAGCAATCACCGGTCCTCGAAAAATTGTTCCAGGTAAAGTAGTTAGATCAGTAGGCCAATTAGTATCCTTAACCGTAACATAATTAACTGAGATTATACTTGGTGCACCGCCCTTTGGATTTACTGCGGCACCATCAAGAAATAAATTTCTCCCCATTCTGGTCACTTGCTGTTGTAGAATAGTTTGTAACTGTGTCAGTTCTCTTGCTTGAAGAGGCACTCCACTGTTAAACAATATTCTATGATAACCATCGCTATCCTTATAATCATCTTTATAAGTGTTGGCAAAAGTTGTGGGAGTAAATATATTTGGCATGACTTAATATACCTTAAAGTTCGATTACAATTTTTATATCTTCTGTTTGTTCGGTACTTCTTAAAACAGCAATTCTATTATCTATGTACAACACTTCATTATCGTATCTATATGCTTCTGCTTTTGTTAAAGCAGTTGTAGAAGGTCTTGTCTCACCACCTGAACCTGTCGTAACTTGTAAATCTTCTGAACCATTAAACGCTTCGAATCCAGTTTCTGAAGTTTGATGCACATATAGTTTCTTACTAGCAGCATCATGATAATCAATTATTGCCTTTGCTCCAGTAGTCTGACCTAAAACTTCTTCATCTCCACTTATTGTTCCGAAAACTGAGCCGGAATAAGTCAGTGTTTGGAGAGTGATACCTGTTGTATCTGTGAAAAAAGTTCTTGTTGCAGAATCAGCAGAATCATACGGATTTCTAAGCAATCCGACTTGACGGAAATCATTATTGGTGAAGAAATCGCCTCCGTCTGCACCTTCTAATTTAGCATTAAACATCAAGGCAGTAGAAGCAAGGTCTATCCTAGGATCATATCCAAGACCATTAGGTTGTGAATAAATGGGTCTGAGTTTTGCTCCGGTTCCGCCACCACCGCTTAATTCTATTGAAGCAAAATTATAATTCTTTCCTAATTTATAAGTAGTTTGAGAAGAATCGCTCTTCATAATCACTTCATATATTTGTCCGCCAGCAGTTATATTAACATATGCTGAAGCATCGCTCTCTGCATCTCCATGTATCGTAATAGTTGGTCTTGAAGTATAACCAGTTCCCCCACTATCAACAGCAATTCCGACTATCTGACCTGGAATTGCTGCATTTTTAATACCTTCCTGTTGTATTTCTGAAGTAGTTGAACCCGAATCAATAAACTTAACTGGCATATAATTGCTAGATAAATATCTTACTGCAGCAGCTGCTCCAACATTATATAAAAATTTCCAAACATAACCATCTGCTGTGGCAAAAGGAGTGGTGAGAGATCCAGTCGGTTTTACAGTTGAGACCTTTGCTGTTCCTGTTGCTGTCTTTGCCTGTTGAATGCAAAGATAAACATCATTAGTGTCGGTAATTACATACCAAGGTCCAGCAATATTTAATCCTGCGCCGATAGTAGTATTACTATGATATTGATCGTCATAGGAAGTATAAACAGTTCCAGAACTCCAATTGTATCTTGTTACTACAAAAGAAGCATCTACAACTCTTTTAATGGATTGTAATCTAGATTGAAAATCATGAATTTGAGAAAAAGATGGAACAGGAGATGGAGGATTTGCCTCCGAATCCCACTCTTCTATTCTTGCTATACCGATATAATATCGATCGGAATCTCCGTTAGGATTTGTATCGCTGTCTTTTATGTTATACAAATCTTCGTATAGATTTCGAAGAATTTGTCTTTTAAATACATCTGATATAGTCGCTGCCATTATACTTTCCTATTATTTATGCTATGGTTATTTCACCTTGATTGCCTACTAAGTACCAACTCGCACTATCCCATATAGCAGTGCATCCATCATACTGCGCCAGAGTAAAAGAAGCCCCTTGTGCAAAACTTGCTGGTGTAATAGTTGCTGCACCAGCACCTTTGTTTGTAAAAATTTTATATTGACCAGTTGTCGTGGCATTTGGTAAAGTTAAAGAAAGAGCAGTACCCTTATTACATATGATGAAGGCATGATCCGAATCAATAGCTCCATCCACTGTATAGGTTCCTGGAGTAAAAGCATCGGTTAGACCATACAACTCAACAAAATTATTATTTACTTTATCGGTAGCTGCTCTTAAAGTGTCGCCAGTTCCATCATTTGCGATAGTGCCTTTATTTAATATTTCTCTTGTCATATCAATTCCCGATATTAAATATAGTTTTATTTATACGAATTCTTAATGGTTATTTTCTAATTTATTAACTAAATAGTTGTTCTCTGGTCAGAATCATTCCACAAATTCTCATCCAATAGGTTGATAGTGTTAGAAAGATCTGCATCAGAATCATCCAAAGTTCTCGCCTCAATTCTATCTGCTCTATTCAAGTCTGGATATTGAGTGTTAAATTCGGTAATGGTAAATGTGCCAAACTTAACCAGATCGTTGACTCTATTTCTTATAATATATCCATCACTATCCGGACTCAACTCAGTAATACTAGTATTGCTCGAAATATCACTAGTTATAACAGGAGCAATACCCTCTAATACAAAACTATTAACAGTTTCTCCTGACGGTTGTGGTCCCAACCCTAAATTTATAACACTTACTAATTGAACCTTAGAAGCCAAATACATACCAGCAGGATGTACAAAATTTTTATATGCCTCTTTCCAAATGTTTTGCGATAACTCGCTTTGTATCATCAAAGCATATAATTGATAAAATTTATCATTATGTATTCTTTTATCTTGAAGGTCCGCGCCGATTAAAGTTGATCTACTTTTTTCAACTACTATTTTTAGCACAGAGGAAGATGGTAAATATCCATTAGTTGCTAAATAAGTATATATTGTATCCCCAGGAACTAAAGGATCTTGTCCCTTTGAAAGAAAAACTGTATTATCGTTGTAATCAACAGTATAATCTACATCTATTCTCAATGCTCTTTCTATGCTGTCGTCGCCAGCAACATAAACTTCTAAATCTCCATAATGTTTAAAAGAAAAAACTCTCCCAGTATCAGATCCTGTTGACGTATACTCAAGAGTTTCTCTAGCAGGATCTCCAACGAAAAATAATTCATCTTTGCCGTATAAAACATCAATTTCTATGTTATAGAATATCTTAAAAAACTGTTGTATAGAATATTTTGTTCCTTTTGATCTATACAATAGATTAGAATTTTCTAAAGAAGATCTTTTGTCTGAAAAATTTTCAAAATATGTTTTACCCAAATATAATTCAGAAGCAATATATGTCAACAATTCTTCTTTTGCTGCCCTTACATCCCTGCTCATTAACAAATCATTTAATGATTCGGTCGGACTATCTTCCTCTTCCAGATAATCATAGTATTTTTCTAGGAAAGTAATCAGGTTTGGATATTTTTCAGCAAAATACGAAGGTAAAACATCAGCGACATCGTAGTTATCAATGTCTACTTTTCTTCTTCTTCCTACTAATGTTTTATCTAAGGACATTATGCACTAGTAACCTTTATCGCTCTATATGTAGAATCTTCTGAATTAAATTTTAATATGCTATTAAATTCAATATTGATCGCTGACTCATCATTTGGAACAGCATATAATTTAAAATAATTAACTCCTCCTGTTAAAGATTGTACTATCAATCCTTCAATACTTACTGTTCCTAAGACTGGATTATAATTTCCAACATTATCTTTGAGCACTGTTCCAGCGGCTGATACCAATCTTAATCCATTTGGATTGGCAGATGAATATTTATTTTCTATTCTGCAAGTTTGATTATTGAAAGTGAAGTAATTAGAGTAAACTGAAAAATCTTTAACAGAATTTCCTGCTCTTATAGAAACAGGAAAGGTAACTGAATAATTTGTCGATAGAGTAAGCGTAGGTTTAATTCTTTTATTCATAACAACATTTGCTAGACTAGATAATACACCAGCATCTATTGCATCTACATCCGTTAACATATTAGATCTTCTAAAGACCTGATCAAATTTACCTGTATTTTGTTCAAAATAATTAGACACAGATGATGCGACCCTAGAATTAACTGAAGATTCTGACAATGAAGTTAGTAATGGATTAAATTGATATCTCACATTTGTAGATACATATGTTATGTCTGGATCTTTAAATTTTAAATCAAAAGATGCTATAGAAAATTGATTCGCTAAATCAACAATACCTGTTCTTACATTTGCTATCGTAGAACTTGAAAGATTATCTTTATAA